GAACTAGATGCTTTAATAGCCTCAGTGTTCAAGACAGCCAGTGGCAAGAAGCTAATGGAACATCTTGATGAGAGGTTTATTAGACAACCAGTATGTAACCCTGGACAAACAGAAGGACAAGGTTACTTTAGAGAGGGGCAGAATAGTGTCATTAGATTCTTTCAGTCCTGTATTAAGCGTAGAGAGAAAGGCGATTATTAATTATGTGGAGTAATGTATGAGCGAGCAAGAAGAAACAATATTAGCAGATGCAACAGCAACAGCAAGTGAAGCACCAGAAGTAGAAGCACCAGTATCAGAAGATGGGTGGATGTTATCAGAAGGTGTTAGCGGTGAGGGTGATACACCTGATTGGTTTAAGACTGGGAAGTATAAGACAGTAGCAGACCAAGCACAGGCATACGCAGGACTAGAATCTAAGTTAGGTTCGTTCACTGGCGCACCTGAAGATGGTTACAAGGTAGAACTAAACGAAGAATTAGGCTACACAATCCCTGATGATGACCCTTTACTAGGTCAGTTCGGTGAGTGGGCGAAGGAAGCAGGACTATCTCAGGATGCACACACTCAATTATTGAACATGTATGTTGAGAATACTGCTGGTCAGATGGAAAACCTTGATGTAGAAGAAGAGGTTAAGAAGATTGGTGACAACGCACAGCAAAGAATCCAAGACATTACCCACTGGGGTCAAGCAAACTTAGATGAGAGTGAATATGCTACTCTACAATCTATGGCAACTACTGCTGCAGGCTTCCATTTGATTGAGAAGATGAGACAAATGTCTAGGGAAACTCAAGTAAGCGCACCTGATACAGCTAAACCAGTAGATAGTATGACTGAACAGAAGCTTTATGAGATGGTTGGCGATGCAAGATACGAGTCAAACCCTTCATATCGTGCTGAAGTAGATGCTAAATTCAGGGATTACTATGGCTCTGCGCCCACAAATACTGTGAAATCATAAAATAACTACCCACAACACTTGTGTTTTGATATAATCGGGGCAACAGACACCCTTCTTTTAGGCCTGTATTGGTAGTTTAAGCACCTCTAAAGTGCTAGATTCAACCCTTACAGGCTACTTGAATCGAGAAAAAGTAAGATTAATTTTTTAATTCATAAGGAGAAGACATAATGTCTATCAATTTAAGTAGTGCAGCTTCCGCTCAGTTTGATGCTGAAGTAAAGCACGCGTTCCAAACCTCAGGTAAATTGCGTGAAGCAGTTCGCATGAGAGCAGGTGTTGTAGGTGATACTTACAACTTTCGTACTATGGGTAAAGGTTTAGCTAATCAAAAGGCTAGCCAAACAGATGTAACACCTATGGACATCACACACTCTAAAGTAGCTTGTACCCTTGGTAACTGGGTTGCTGGTGAGTACACTGACATCTTTGATGCTGCCGAAGTAAACTTCGATGAGCGCAGAGAGTTAGCACAAACTATTGCTGGTGCAATGGGTCGTAGAGCTGACCAGTTAATCGTTGATGCTTTATCAGCAGGTTCAACTATTTCTCATGGTTCTACGGGTTTAACAGTAGCTAAGATTACTTCAGCTGCGAAGACTCTAAATGATAATGGTGTTCCGATGGATGACCGTATCTTATTGACTTCAGCTGCAGGTATCGAAGACTTGTTAAATGAAGAGAAGGCTACTTCAGCTGACTATGCGACTGTTCGTGCATTGATGTCTGGTGAGCTTAATACTTTCATGGGATTCAACATCGTAATGATGGAGACTCGTGCAGAAGGCGGTTTAACATTAGCTTCAACAACTCGTGACTGTTTTGCGTTCCATAAGTCATCAATCGGTTGTGCTATTGGTTTAGACATTTCAACAGAAGTGAACTACATCCCTGAGAAAACTTCATGGTTATCTCTAGGTAAGTACAAAGCTGGTGCGGTTACTATCGACACAGCTGGTATTGTTAAAGTAGAAATCACTGAATAATAGGAGAATAACATGGCTTTCGATAAAAGCAATTTTGCTCGTATGAGTACCTCAGCTAACTCATCTATCCCTACTTTGTGGGGTTATTCAACTACAGATGCAACAACTGTAGTTGATGGTGCTGGTTATTTCAATAATGTTTCTGGTGATGTTCAAGTTGGCGATTTAATTATGGCTAACACATCTACTGGTGGCACATTGGCTAGTGGTATTTATCAAGTAAGCTCTAACGCCTCTGGTGTTGTTGATACTAACAACGCTTTAGTAGTTACTGCTACTGACTCAGACTAATATTTGAGTTGATTTAAGACTGGCCCTTCTCACGAGGGGTCTTTCTTAAACTAACTTGGGTTTTAATTATGTCAGCAGTTAAGAACTACACAGACATCGACATAGCATCTAATGCTTTATTGTTGATAGGTGAGAACACTATCTCATCATTTACTGAGGACTCAACAGCAGCGTTGATTGCTTCTAACTTATATCATCCTACACTTGAGAGCGTATTGTCACTACACCCTTGGCGGTTTGCTTCAAGTAAAGCTACACTATCAAGACTAACATCTACTCCGATTAACCAGTGGAAGTATGGGTATCAACTACCTACTGACTTCTTGGTTGCTCAACATGTAGATTATGGCAATGATAACTTCCAGATTTACGCAGACAAGCTGTACTCAAACGAAACAACAATGGTCTTGGATTACACATACAAGCCAGACGAGGCATACTTACCTGCTTACTTCACAGAGCTATTAGAGTTAAGACTAGCATCTGTATTCGCTATCCCTATTACTGAATCTGCAACTAAAGGTGAGTATTACGCAGCATTAGCAGAGAAGCAACTACAAAGAGCTAAGACTATTGACTCACAATCAACCCCTAGCATAGCACCAGCTATTGATTCGGCACTTGTTAGGGCTAGATACTAATGCCTCAAGCGGTCACATCACAAACTACATTCTCAGCAGGTGAATTAGACCCTAGATTAGTAGCCAGACATGACTATGAGGCCTTCTACAAGGGCGCAGAAACCCTAACCAATGTAGTTTGTTTAGGCCAAGGTGGTGTTAAACGCAGACAAGGCCTTAAGTTCGTTGGTGATTTAGGTGAGTCAAATGTTAGATTCGTTGAGTTTGAGTTCAATATCACTCAGACATACCTTCTAGTGTTCGCACCTAACAAGATGTATGTCTATAAAGACGGTGTACAACAAACAAACATAAACGGTAGCGGTAATGATTACATGACTACTACATACTCAGCAGCGCAGTTACCAGAGCTTGGTTGGACTCAATCAGCTGATACATTAATCATGTGTCACAAGAGTCATGCTGTAGCTAAGATTGTTCGTGGTGCTTCACACACTACATGGACTAAATCAGATATTTCATTCTCATACTTACCTACTTATGATTTCAATAGGGATTATGACAATGCTACATTCACACCACAGTCATCAAGTTATGTTGTGGGCGATACAGCGCAGATAAATATCTCTGGTGGCTCACCCCTTACAGCAGACCATGTTAATGGCATGTTCGAGGGTAACGATGGTGTAATTAGAATTAACTCAGTCAATGTGGGCGCACAAACCTTTACTGGTGAACTACTAAAAGAGTTCCTTAATAACAATGGTATTGCAGGTATTGATGCTTCATTAGAAGAACCAGCATGGTCAGCAGGACATGGTTATCCAGGTGTTGCAACATTCCATGAAGGCAGACTATGGTTCTCTAACTCTACAGGCTTACCTCAATCATTGTGGGGTTCAGTGACAGGTGACTTCTTTAACTTCAATAGAGGTTCAGGAAGAGATGACCAGTCTATCGATGTAACCCTTGATACAGATTCCGTAAATGCTATCCTATACTTAGTATCAGGTACGCACTTACAAGTGTTTACTACTGGCGGTGAGTTCCATGTGCCAGACAGACCTATTAAACCTAGCAACATGGGTGTTCTTAGGCAGACCAGATTTGGTGCGTTACCTAGTGTACGCCCATTAAATGTTGATGGTGCTACTGTGTTTATTCAACGAAACGGTAAGCAAGTTCGAGAGTTCTTGTTTACTTATACCGAAGACTCATACAACTCCACTGAGATTAACCTTCTAGCACCTCATTTAACTAACAACCCTGTAGCAATGGCATCCCTAACTGGTGATGTAATTAACGAGGGTAACTACATCTATATCGTGAATGGTGATGGCACTATGGCCACATTCATTACGAATAGAGCTGAGAATGTACAAGCATGGACTAAATTCACTACTGAAGGCACTATCATGGATGTTGCAGTAGTAGAAGACGTTGTTTATGTCTATGTGAAGAGAACAATCAACAGTGTGGTTAAATACTATGTTGAAGCGTTGACTCATGATTACTATACTGATTCAGCTGTACAAGTATCGGGTGCAACACACGCTACAACCTTCGAGGTTACACTAGGAACGAATCATTTAGACGGACAGGAGTGTCGAGTAAGGGTAGATGGTTATACACACGCTAACAAGACACCTGTGGCTGGCAAGATTACACTTGATAAGTTCGGAACAGATGTTGAGGTTGGTTTAGAATACGCCTTAGAGATTAAGACAATGCCAGTTAATATTCAATTCCAGAGTGGGCCTATCAATACTAAGATGAGAAGAATCCTAAAAGTATCTGCTCAACTGTATGAGGCTAGTGGAATTAGTATCAATGGTAAAGCATTACCAGTAAGAAACTTTGGTATCGGTGTATTAGGCTCAGGCATATCATCGTTCACAGGAATTAAAACAGTACCGTTACTTGGATATTCTAAGAGTACACAGGTTACAGTAACTCAAAGTGACCCAATGCCTATGACATTGTTGGGTTTAACACTAGAAGTACAAGCGAGAGGATAGTATGGGTATTCAAGCAATGGTAGTCGCAACGGTAGTTAGCTCAGTGATGCAAGCTAAAGCTGCTGGCGATGAAGCTAAAGCAAACATAGAACAAGAAGAGTCTGCTGAGAAGAGTAGAGCTTTAGTAGCTACAAAAGAATTTAATGATATGATGGCATCCAACGTAGTGGCAGGCGCAACATCTGGTATTAGCTTGGCTAGTGCTTCCTTCATTGAGGGCATAAAGTCAGGTGATATGAACTTCAGGCTTAATGCTGCAGCAGAGAGGATTACTGTAGGCAACAAGGTTAGAGGTTATAAGACTCGTGCTGCTAATGCTAAGAAGATGGCTGTTATATCAAGCGCAACCTCTATTATTGGTGGGTACAATCAAGCATCTAAGTTAGCACCCAAAGGTGATAGCTTCAATTATTTTGGAATGAATTTTAATAGTAGATAATTATGGCCGAAAGACAAACATACAAACTAAATAAAGCAGTCCAAGCAGTTCCTGTACAGGGTTCTCAGGATGTTTGGAATCAAGTATCTAGCACTATTGGAACTTTCTACGACCAATACGTTGCAGGTGAAACAGACTTACTACAATCACAGGGCGCACAAGCAGGATTAGTAGCAGCTACAGGCGAAGAAAAGAAGAAGATTCAAATGCTCAACGCTGGCACAGTCTATGGTCAAGCGTTTAATGATGCTGCTGTAAAGGCTTACGGTGCTGCGATTGAGTTAGACGTACAAACTACTATCAATGAATACGCTAACGATAAAAACAACATTGAGAATCGGGATAACTTCAATGCTGCTGTACTACAATATAGTGATGATTTTGTATCTGGTATTCCAAACCCTACATTCAAAGCTATTGCACTTCAAAAGATTAAAGAAGTAACAGGACCTTATGAAAGGGAAATCTACAAAAAGCAGAAAGAAAAAGACTTCTTAAAGAGCCTTGTAACGATAGACAAGAAGTTTGATGCAAGCGTTGATACTGCTGCCATTGCAGGCAGGGAAGCAGTACAAAAGTGGTACGCTGGATATAAAGATTTCATCGGCAGAGAAGAGTTTGAGGGTGGAGTAACAATAGAGGAATATGTTGATACATTCGGAAAGGATATGTATCAACACTTCCAGAAGATTGATGCTGATTTGACAGACATGTTAAACGTGCCTGGCAATCATTTTGATGATGGTGCTATTAAAGCTAGAAAGGAAAACGCAATCCTTGAGATTTATCAGTCAGTTCTTATGGCTGAGTATGTTCAAGCTGAAAAAGAAGGGCGTGGTATAGGCTTTAAAGAGGAGTTTAAAGATAACCCTATTAAGTACATCAAGAGTCAGCCTCATCTCAACGTAATATTCAATGAGACAATCCTTACAGAATATCCTATGACGGTGACAGGTACTGAAGACGACCCTTCTATGTCAGACCGTATTTATGATGCTATGAATAAAGATTGGGATAGAAGACAAGCGGTAATTGAGTTTAAAGAAGAGCAAGAAGAAGAAGAGCTTGAAGGTGTACAGTCTGATAATTTCATTGAATCACTATCATCAATTGTTTCAGGAGATGGTACAGTGACTTCAGATACTTTATCTAAACAGATGGATGATAATGGTTATAGCAACGATGATTATAAGTTTTTAACCAGTGCTATCAAGTTAGGTAAGTATAAAGTTGACGATGCAGATTCTAAGATTGAGATGACTAACTATCTATTGACTACTAATGATAGTGTTAAGAAAAAAGTTGCTAGGATTAAAGAGTTTTATAATGACAACCTATTATCTGGTGATACTACCGTTAAGATGTTGACAGATGCTACAGATGGCACATTCAACGATGTAACAAGTTCACCATCATTTAAGCGTGCTGCAGCGAGTATCAAACCGTTCTTCCAAAAGGAAAAAGGTGTTGCTGGCATGTTTGCGATAGGAGATGAGAAGGTTTACATGGAAGAAGCACTTAATGAGTTATACATAAGAACTGCTGCTGGAGAGAACGCACTAGAGATTTACTCAGAAATTAAAGACAAGTACATTAAGATTATGGCAGACAATGAGCCAGCTACATTCATTCGAGATGAAACTATTGTAGATGGTCGAGCTGTAAGAACAATTAATTGCGAAAAATCGCTTAGTGCTGTCAATCAAAAGTATAAACTATCAGCTAATGTTGCAGTTTATGAAGAATCATTAGAAAGGCTTTCGAGAACCTGCCCAATACAATAAAGGAATTATAGATGTCAGAGCAAGAGATACAAAAGATTCAAGTAGAGCCTTTAGTTCATCCAGATGACCAAGATGTCAGTCCAGGTTTTAATCAATGGTTAAGCCACTACGGAAAACTATATCCAGAGACTGACTTAATTCACTTCTACGAAACACGTGAAGAAAGACCAAAAGTAGTTCCTAACTTTACTAATACTGGCTCAGAGAACATTGCTATCAACGCAGATGCTGATAACCAATACAAGACTAAGGTAACGAACGAGAAGATTATTAAGAGTCCTAATGTTCAGTACATGGCGGACATGTCTAATAGGTTTGCCCCTGTAGTTAAAGAAGAAAAGAAAGAGACTGAATACAGAACGATGGATTGGATGGTTAAACCTGACTACACTGAGTCAACATCATTAATTCCTGAAGATGATAAGAGTTTTTATCATCCAGGTGGTGGTGAGTTCATGGATATTCAAGAGGGCCAGTTAGGAGACTCTGAACAGCAGATGCAAGCGTTTGTTGGAAATCAAGTGTTAGGTCATTCTAGGGATTTATATACAAGCAAAAACAAATACTTACAAAGCAGAATTAATGAGCTTGGCACTGATAAGAGTACAGAAAAAGCTAGAAACAATATCTATGAGGCTCAAGTACGTAATAACAAAATTTGGCAGAAAAAACGTCAAGATATTGTTAATGTATATAACCTACCTAAAACATTTAGTACGGTT